AGCGTAGGATTACTGGTAACACTGATGCAAGTCCTGCGTTAAGCAAATACTTTGGGTCGTTATATCCTGATAGATAAGCAGCAATGGCTGATGCAACAAATGCACGCGCCCATGTGCCTAATACAGTTTGGACTTTAGTCCAGTTTATTTTATTCATTTTGTACTCCATTTCGGTCTGACTACATAACGGACTGTAGATGGCGCACGGTGCTTAAGGTAAACACCATCGCCGTTTGCTTGGCTGCCAGTTGAATTACCAGCAGTATTTCCCTCCACAGTATCAATGAGGTGGGTATTCTTGTTGTATCCAAGAGCAAGACCTACATGCACAGACTTGCCCTCATTATGGAAATCAAATAAAACAATGTCGCCTTCTTGCACTAGGTTAGTAGCCACAATTAAATCATTGCGCTTTGCCCATGCCTCGAAGAACTCGCAGCCAGCAGTCTTGGTAATCTTCTTACCCTCGCCTGCTTGATTGACGACCCATTGTACGAACATCATGCACCACGGCTGATGGTTTAAACCGTACCACTTGCCATACTTTGTGTCGTTGTTCTTGCCTTCTACATAGCCAACTTCTTTCTTGGCTATCTCTATAATTTTTTTAGTGGTCATTCTTCTGCTCTCGCCTTCAACACTTCAACATCAACTTTGATTGCTTGTTGGTTTTCAATTAACTGGTCAACCTTGTTGATTAGTCCAGTCTTACCATCGTTGTATAGTGCATACATAATCTTGTTAAGTTGGTCTTTAAGTTCTTCTGTATGCTTTTGAATCTGATGTTTTGCAACATAACCAAGCGCTGCAAATACACCACCAACTGTAAATGTAAACGAATAGATGGTATTCCAATCAACATTTTTAAACATTGCAGTATTCCTTATGCGACAGTACGAGCGACAATAGTGACGATTCCACCGTAACCTTTATAGTTGCGGTTGGATGGTGTTGAGCGGGTGAATGTAACTTGCTCGATAATTACTTCAAGAGGTTCTCCACCTGCGTTGAAATCCTGGAGGATGGCAGTTTTACCCGTAGCCTCCATAGTTTCTAGTTGTGCTAATCGGTCATGGGCATAGCCTTCATAACCAAGAATCACACCTTGCTTATCTGTTTCCTTGTCGTAGCAAAACAGTGGTACTTGAATGATGCGAGCGCGGGTAGGTGTAGGTAGTGCCTTGATACCAAGACCATACACAACAGCACCAGTGGTTGCATCAGTAGAGTTACGAGAAAGAACCAGTTTAAACGAAGCATCAACTGCAACATCTGTAAAGACTGTGGCTAAGTCGTAGTCGTAGTTCTTATTAGTTCCTTCGTGGACAATAGTAAATGCTTCATCAGTAGCATCTTCATTTACTTTAAAAATATCTACAGCACCATCAAGTTGTTCAGGCGTACGCAAGCGTAAGCGCTTCCAAGCCTTGTTCTCAAGGGTTGAGTAACGGATACGACCATGACGGATATAACCTGATTCAACTAAATCAGTAGCAGATTGAATCCAAATACCTGAGCCATCAACAGCAAATGCAACCAAGTTATCAGTGCCATAGATACGAACGCTAGATACTTTACCTGTAATGTTGTCGGCATAAACATCAGAAGCCTTAGCATATACACCCGTATAAACAGGAGTTGCATAACCAGATAAAGTTAATGGTTGCGCAAGATTAATTCTGTATGTTCCACTATAACCAGTACCTGTTTCATCTAAGTCAATGCCATTGGTTGAAGTAGCCCACACATAAGAATCGCGTGCTTCAAAGTCATGAACACCATTCTCGTTGTGGTACACAATCGGACCATAGGTAAGGTTATTGTTGGTATCAGCCTGTGCTACACGCACGCCTTTGCTAGTACCAATCATTATGTAAGTACCGAGGTATCCATATAAACCAGTTAAGACTTCACCACGAGGCAGCGTTGCAGCGGTAATGATTGTGCCAAGTGCGCCAGTATTATCTACTTCTAACTTATAGATAATTGAATGGTCACCTGAGTAGCCACCAAGATAGATAGCGCCAGCAGCCTCAGTGATACCATCCCAATACCATCTAAGAGGTAGCGTAGTTGAACCATTGATAGGAGTAAGGGTGCTGATATTAATTGATGCACCGCTTCCCTTGTTAGGGAACGCAAGTTCAAGGGCTGCAACAGTATTATCTGCATAAGTAACGCCAGCAATAACACGGCTCTTTACATACTTAAGTTCTACGCGCTGTGCCTTTTGACCATTAAATACATAGGCTAAATGAACAGTGCCTGTATTGATATTAATATCGTAGATGTTATCTGTAGTTGCAACATACATAGTTGAACCATCAGATGTGCTACCAAGTAGTGTTGTATTACCAAGACTTGCATAAGTAACCCACGGAGTAGAGGTAGTGTTGATTGTGTACATTGCATAGACAGGCATGAATGTAACTGTTGTTCCTGATGCCATAGTACCTGAGGTAACGGCAGCGCTAAGTGTTACAGTGCCAGTACCAATAGCGGTAACAGTTGTGCCAGCAGTAATATGTGTACTATCTACCGCGCTCATACCTACGGTAATACCAGAGGTACTTGAAATACTGATTGTAGTTGAACCTGATGTAGCAGATGTAGTTGTAGTGGTAGAGATGATTGGCTCAAAGTCTTGAGCAATTAAGTAATCAACATTGCTAGTATTTTTAGCAGTAGATAATCTGCATGCACCACGGAAAGCCTGCTTTAAAGATGTTGATTTATGTAGGCTAATTTCTCCTGGTGTCCACGGGTCAATGCCTACTGAATCACGGAAGCGAAAACGAATTTCATTATCGTTACCTTCCAATGGCTCAGTGAATTGAATACCATCGCCATAGTGCCAAGATGATTGGCTGCGAATCCAATAGCCTGAACCAGCAAGAGTATGCTCACCTGGGTCACGCTCAGTGTCGTAACGCTCAGTACGGAACGGAGCAGTCTGTCGCTTGTATGGTGTGTTATCTGTAACTGCCATAATGAATGGCATGCCACCAATAGCGAAGTCAAACTTATTCTTATTAGGTTCATAGTAAGTTGCAGTGCGACCTGATAAGTCAATAATTGTGCGCTCGGATATATCGGGCGCGTGTGATTTCTTAGCCACTATGCTCCTTAATTTTGGGTATAAAAAATGAGCAGTTTTAACTCTTGCTCAGGAGTAGTTTTACTTATATTCTTTTGGACTACGAAACATATCTTTATAGCGGTCAAAAAATTTGCTTAATAGTCTTGTATTAACATTATTTATTTCTTTAAGTTCTTTTTCATTCCCAAAACTCATATTCCAAGATTCTCTTTTAATTGGAATAACTTGAGCGATTGGAGTTCCTGCTGGAATAATTCCTTCAAACTTTGGGTCATTAAGTACAAATGGAAAATTAATTGCAGCAACATAAGAATCTGTGTCTACAATTCCAGGAAGAATTGTGAATACAGATTCTCTATGAAATGGTTGCACAATTAATAAAGAATAACCTTTAGGAGTTTTAATACCCCAATGATTAATCCACTTTGGATATGAAAGTAATCCATTTCTATTTGGATGACTTGGTGCTTGTTCTACAGGATGAAATTGAATTAACCCATAATTGCTCCACTCATAATATGGAACAGTAGAGCCATTACCATCATCTTTTTGAGATACATATATATCAGCAGGACTAACAATTATGTATCCAGTAGTAATTGCATCAAATACAGGCATACATTTTTTTATTGTTGCAGCACTATTGCCTTCTCCAGTTGGTTTTTTTTCTCCATTCATATAAGAATCTAAATTTTTATACCATTCTGGTACAAATTTAGATGCTGGCTTTGGAGAATATTCTTCTGGAATTCCAGCAATATTTGTGAATATAATGTCCATTATGTCCTAATTTAATTCGTTGAGTATGATTTCGTCTTTCTTATCTTCTTCTGCAATCAATGATTGCATCTCATCATACCGTACATATCCTTCAACCACTGGGAGTTCTAAATCACTTCCAGTAGGATTGATATGCTCTAGGAATTTAATATCACTATTTTTTCCTAAAATATGTTCTTTGAAAAATTCACCATTAACTAAAACATATCCATTAGAAACATAATCAGGAACTTCAATACATTCCTTACCAGTTACTGCTTCGGCAGTTTTTTTATCTTCTGCTAGTATGGCATTGATTACTCTTATGCCATCCATTACTGCATATCTAGCCATCATATTCTCCTTAGTAATAAACCACAACTACGCCAGCACCACCAGCACCGCCAGAACCGCTAGTGCAAGCACCAGAACCGCCACCAGCAGAACTTCCGCCACCGCCGCCACCACCGTAACCAGAACCAGCACTGCCTGAACCAGCACTTTTAGCGCCAGCAGTATTATATGCTACAGTGTTTGAATTTCCACCTGAACCACCGTTTCCTAACAAACCGCGACCACCTGGGAAACCTGCTTGATTCAAAGTAGCACCGCCTGAACCATATCCAGCAGTACCACCACCTGATTGATATGAACTTAATTCATTAGGTATATCTTCTATATCCAACATAGCAACTGTTTGATTCGTAGCATTAAGTGTATAATCTTTGTAATTTAATCTTGTATTAATACCAAGACCCATATTTGCAAGAGGATTATTCCAAGAAGTTGAATTAGAGTACAGAGTTGCTGCTGCACTATTTCCCCAACCCCACCTATCGGCTAACTTTACTGGCTTAGTTAAGCCAGTAGAATCTTCTTGTAGTCCAGTTGACCTATTACCAAATGAACCACCAAAAGCAGCAGACATACCAGCATTTCCACCATTATAGATTGGATATGATTGACCATCAGAATTAAATGTACCAGTTCGATTCCAACCCATCATTCCAGAAATTGCATTAGTAGTTTCACTTCCAAATCCACCACCACTGCCACCACGAGAAACATAGTATCTAGAGTTTGCATTTGAATCACCAAGTACATGCCAATATTGACCATTCATATTCCAATAACTTATGCCATTTAATGAACCGCCAGTTGTTCCAGTAGAAGGATTATAGTTACCAGCACCATAATAACCACCACCTGCAGTAATGTTTCCAAATGCAGAATAGCCGCCATTATTTCCGTCAAGACCATATCTTTGAGTATTTGAAGTGCCTCCTGCGCCACCAGTTCCACCAGCACCAACTACAACGCTAACAGAACCAGTAACATAAGTAGTTGCAAAAATTGCGTATCCACTTCCACCACCTGCACCACCAGCAGCAGCAACTCCAGTTGCTACTAGCGCACTTCCAGCACCACCACCACCGCCGCCACCAAGTACCATAACTTGTACACGGCGAGCGTTGTTTGCACTTGCTCCGTCTGGGTGATTCCAGGTTTGTGTATTTGTAAGAATTGCTACACGGTTAAATGTTGTTGGTCCAGCAGAATATGTCTGGACAATATTTGTAATAGAAGCATTGGTTGGAACTGCAGCAGCCACAGCATTTGCAATGCTTGAGTTAGTTGGTAGTGCTGCAGCAATTTCAGAAGTTGTAGGACCAGTAGCAGCAAAGCCAGCAGATGTACCAGCAGTTACAACTGCAGCAGCAACATCTGAATTTTGAGGACCAACGCCAGGATATTGATTAATCGCCATTACGCAATCTCCACTCCGCTAATAAAGATAGATACATCAGTAGTAGATGCTCCACCAGTGATAACATCACTAGCAGCCATCACTTGCTTTAAGTCAACTGTAAGTAAGCCTTTAGGAGCAACAGATGTTCCTGGAACTAATAGCGTTCCACCTACTGCAATAGTTACGGTTGATGTACTAGCAGCAGCATTAGCAACAACAATGTTAGTTACTACGGCTGAACTGCCTCCAGGTGTTGTGTATAGCGTTGTACCGACAGTGGTGCTTGCCGCACCTCGGTACATCTTTTTAGATACTGTAGCCATTAGTTACTACCCTTTCTTAGAATACGCCCATGATGGCATTGATTTTTGTTTCGTCTGTATAACTTGTTGCTATTGAGAATGTAGTACTGGTTAGTGTTAAACCATCGCCAGCGCTATAAGTTGTTGATGCTCCAAACTGAACCCATACCTGACCTGAGAAACTAGACAAGGTATAGTTGTTTTGAACCCAAGAAGTACCACCATAAGTTGTACCTTCAAGTACATAAACAGATGCACCTTCAAGTTCTAGGTAAGCATCGGCATCGCTTGAACGGCTTAAGGTGTATGTGCTTCCGTTGTCGGCATAAACATAGATACCATTTTCTGAATTTGTGCTTTGTCCATTAAGAAGAATACGATAGCCAGCATCGGTATTATCAAGGGCTGTGTGTCCATCAATTACTAGCGTTCCTGATGTGCCAGTTAAAGCCACATTAGAAGTAGCACGAAGATTTACTGCAGCCTTCCATGTTAAACCAGAAACTGCATCATCAACATATTGCTTGGTTGCAGCCTGCAGGTTAGACGAAGGATTTGCGTGTAGTGTTAAGTAACCAGTCATGGTAGAACCAGTGGTTCTTACAACTGTTGAATCAACATCAAGCGTTACAGTAGTACCTGAGCCACCACCACTTAAACCATCACCTGCAGTGATAGATGTAATTGCTGATGAAGATGTAAACACAATCCATGCGCTACCATTCCATGCGTACATGTTGTCGTCTACTAGGTAGAAATAAATAGCACCTGACTGTAATGGATTACCATCGTTATCTACTGTAGGCGGAGTTCCCTTAGCGCCAAGATAACGGTCATCAAATTCATCCCATGATGCAGCAGCACTGGTTGCAGACGAAGCGGCTGCAGTAGCACTAGCGGCAGCGCTGGTTGCTGAGGTTGCTGCGCTGGTTGCTGAGGTTGCTGCACTAGTTGCGCTAGTCGCTGCAGCAGATGCACTGTTGGCAGATGCTGTGGCTGAGTTAGATGCGCTAGTTGCTGATGTAGATGCAGCCGTAGCAGATGCTGCAGCGTTAGTTTCACTAGTAGCAGCAGCAGTCGCAGAAGCGGCAGCCGATGTAGCAGAAGTCGCTGCAGCCGTAGCACTTAATGCCGCGCTTGATGCGCTTGTCGCAGCAGCGCCTGCACTTGTAGCAGATGCTGTAGCGCTTGTTGCAGAAGCAGATGCAGAGTTAGCAGAGGCTGTAGCAGAGTTTGCAGCAGAGGTTGCAGATGTTGCAGCAGCGCTTGCTGAATTAGCAGATGCGGTTGCATATCCTGCAATGGTTGCTACAGAGGCAGCAGCCGTAGTTGCACTTGATGCTGCAGCAGTTGCTGAGGCAGCCGCGCTTGTGGCACTAGTTGCAGCAGCAGTAGCAGAAGCAGCAGCGCTTGTTGCTGATGTGGCTGCTGCGGTAGCAGATGCCGCTGCTGATGTAGCCGATGTGGCAGCGTTAGTAGCAGATGTGCTTGCAGCGTTTGAATAACTTAAAGCATTGCTTGCTGATGTTGCAGCACTAGATGCGCTAGTAGCAGCGCTTGATGCTGAAGTTGCTGCAGATGCTGCGCTTGTAGAAGCAGCGGTAGCAGAACCAAGAATTGCATCTACATAATCCTTAGGAGTAGCAGATGATGAAACCATACCAGCAGATGAAAGACCAGTAATAACTGGGCTACCTGAAATAGTAGGGCTGGTTAAAGTCTTGTTAGTTAAAGTATCTGTTGTATCTTTAAGAACTACTGTACCTGTTGCATTAGGTAATGTAATTGTTCTATCCGCTGTTGGGTCAACTACTGTAAGCGTTGTTTCATAATCATCAGCAGTAGCACCTTCAAACACAATGCTTGTTGCCACGCCTGGTGTACCAGTAATTGTAGGGCTTACAAGAGTTTTGTTTGTAAGAGTTTGTGTTTTGGTTGTACCTACAACTACACCATCGCCTGAGCCAATGCCATGCACATGGCTATCAGCCATAATGCTTGCATCACTATCGTAACCACGAGCAGCAATGTGTGTTTGCAATTCAGTAAACTCACGACCTGATACACCGTGACGAACTACCGCACCACCTGTATGGGCAACAGCCTGTGTATTATCCTCACCACGCTTGATGCTTAATGTTGTACCAACAACAGAATTTACAGTGATTACTTCTTCTTTAGAAGTATCTGGGTCAATGATAAGTGTGAATGGTGTATTACTAGGAAAGCCCGATACAGTAGTAACAACCATACTGGTATAAGTAGCGCCTTGTGATTGCGCTGGAAGTGAAGCGCTTAGTTCGCTTTCTACAGCAACTGCTGAGTAATAACGCTTCGGTGAGCCTGCATCGCCTGCTGCCATTTATTTGCCTATCTCTGGTAGTGGGAACGGATTGGGTATTGACGGCGCATAATTTCTGCGACTTCATTACTACGGGTTTGATAAATGTTGTATAAGAATTTAGAAGCATCTGCTGCTGCGTTTCTACCACGCTGGTTATCCAGCACATCTGCTTCTGCAGATAATGGACCAAGACGAGAAGCATCAAGGAATGAAATCATACGGAAGGCTGCGCCATAGACTGCAACATCTTCTGAGTATGAAGGTAGTCCAGTTACATCTTCGTATGATTGTGAATCATCATCGCTTACTAAATCAAATAATGCAGGGCGCTTTGAGTAAACCACATTTACTGCGCGACCTGGAACGATAGGTGAATAGACTGATAGTGAGTGACCAATGTTTGTGCCATCGCCAAAGGCTGTTGGATTAGCCATACGGTCTAACTGCCACGCACGAACTGGTAGCCATTCTTTAGATGGACCAATGACTGAGTGAGTAACATTGTGAATGTTCTGCACTTCGTCAGGAATGTCGTAAGTTGTACGGGCTGCAATGTAATTGAACTGATACTGTCCAATAGCAAAGATGCTTGGATACATTGCATCAATGGTGTTGTTAAGAGCCTTCTTGATTTCATAGCGTGGAAACAATGGCGACATTGTTACCTTGTCGTTTAAACTATGAGCCACAGCCTGAGTACCGCGCTGCGCGCGACCCCACGGTGCTAGATATATAGTACCTGTTGAACTATCAATTCGGTTTACGAACATAAGTTCATCACCAATTTGTAGATAACCTGTACCGATATTAGAAGTATCGTAAACAGTAAATGATGTAGTTGAACTTGTAATGTCTTGAGTTAACCATGTGCTTGATTCAGTGTTTAAACTGTAACCATGAAGCATTGATTCAATACGGTCAGTAAGTTGTCCGAGTGTTTGGGTCATTAGATATTAATGCTCCTTAATGCAGCAACTGCGCTTTTGCCAGTAGTTCCTGCAAGTTCATTGCAGATTGCGTTTAAACCCTTGAATGTAGAAGGGTCTGTATAACCAGCCTTAATGTTTAAGGCATGTAAAGTTTCGTATCCACGGGCAAGTCCAGCCCAAGCAGATGCTGCTGCCGCTTCTTCAAGAAAAGCAGTACGGGCTGGATATGTGCCACTATTGGCTAAACGGTTTAACTCTGCTACGAATGTACTACCTTCATATCCAGTTGCCATAATTACTTACCCTTCTTGCCTAAAACTTTCTTAAGATTTGGATTTGCTTTTTTTGCTGCAGGTGATGCTTTGCGAGCGCCTGCTGCCAGGATTGCTCCTGCGTTCTTCATTGGGATACCTTGCTTCTTAGCAATAGACTTTTGAGCAGCCTTAAATCCCATGCCTTTGTGTTCAGCCATTATTTACCACCTTTAAGTGTTGTTGGCTTGTTAACTGGTGGCGCTGGAATACCGTAAGGTTCTACAGTTCCGAAGTTGCCATCCTTATTTACATCTTTGTTACCGCATCCGCATGTTGCGCACATGATTACTTACCCTTCTTCTTTAAAATTGCTTTGCCCATTGCAACTTCCTTCTTAACCTGAGCCTTTGATTCGCCCTTCTTAAGTTCAAGTTTCTTCTGAGCCTTTGATTCAGTTTTTTCATAGGCTGCGTATGCTGCCTTCTTAGTTATCTTCGCCATCTTCTTCTTCCTCTATTAGTTCATTGACCATATCTTCCATATCTGCGAAGTCACCGTAGATAGGAATTTCAAATTGGGGAAGGTGATTTAATAGAAGCGCCCACGCTTCTTCTTCTTCAAAGCCTGCTTGTTTAAACGCTACATATAATTCATTTGCCTGGTGAGCATACGCTTGTAACGGAGTAAGCAGGTCAGCAGATAATGCTTCTTTTTCTGTAGCCATCAGCCAGACACATTCGCGTTATATGCCTTGCCAGCCTTATCTGATTTCTCCAGTGCATCTCGCACTGCTTTCTCTGTTGTACCTGCTGGCTGAATTCCTTGACGGCGAGCCTCGCGGTACATATTTAATTCTTTATTCCACTTCTTAGCGGGCATCGCTTTATTCCCTGCGGCATCGCCTGTGGATAATTGAAGTCCTTTAGCCTTGCATCCAAAGCAAGGGTCATAGTCACATTTACTGTGGTCAACGAAAGCCTCTGTAGTTTTAAATGGCTTCTTGCTTGTAGCCTCACAGTTGGTGCATCCCCATAGGGTTGCTTTAAAGTCGTGGTTCTTATCAAAGCCCCACTTAATTACTTTACTTATATGGTCACACTGGTTCATACGGTGTAATAAACTCCCCAAATCCCTGGGCGGTAAGTTCATCTTTTGTATGTTCATCAATGATGTACTCATGTCCACCCATATAAACTTCCTCAGCAGCAAGAATTTCTGTCTGAGATGGATAGCGGTAGGTGGAATATAAACCATTAACTCTCATAATGGTTATACCGCGGTGGATTCCATAACGCATGTGTAAGCGGTTCCATGCCATTGGTGTTTCTTGAACTGATGGACCGACTAATTTGTATTGCGCCATAAAACTCCTTTTAATAATTTTGTAGTGGAGAGGGCGAGTTGCCCCGCCCCCTCAACTAATGGTTACTATGCAGAGATAGATGAACCTGTTTCAATGCGGTATAGAGCCGCTTCACGGTAGCGTGAGAAGCCAAGTACGCCGTACCAGCCGATTGGGCGGAAGCGCATCAACTTATCAACAACTGGTCCTACGACAACTGATGGTTCCTGAGCAACTGCTTCTGCAAGTGCCTGCTTACCAGCAAGGATTGTACGGTAGTTAGCAGTAACTGGTGTGATTGTTACAGTCGCACCTGATGTTACTGAGCCAGTGTTTGCTGAATCTAGTGTTAGAACTAGACCTGAGATAGAAGCAACCTTTGCACCTGATGCAACGCCTGTTGCTGCAACCTTATCTCCTGCTTCAATACCTGAGGTAGAAGCAACAGTAAGTGTGTATGCAGCAGATGCTGCAGATGCTGTGGTTGTTGTGGTGAAGGTTGACTTATCTGCACCGTCAATGCCGCGGTACATACGAGGTGTTTCAACGAAGTAAGCACCTTCAAATGTTCCGATGGTTCCTGGCCAGAACTGACCTGTACCTGTTTCGGCATACTTGTGCATGTCGTTCCATCCACCTGCACCTGTTTCTGCACGAAGGTCGTGTGAAACTTCTGGGTGGATACCGCACCAGTATAGAGAGCCTTCGCGTGGAACAGCCTTGTTACCACGCAACTTAGCAACAGCCTTACGGATGTTTGCTGCTGTGATGGTATCTGAATCGGTCATTGTCGCTGTTGATGTACGGCTTCCACCGTAGATAACATTTGTACCGCCGCGTAGGGTTTCCATAGCAATCTTGTCTAGAGAATCTGCCATGTTGTAAGCGATGATGTCTGCAACTGCAGGGTCAACATCTGATAGTGAGAACAACTGTAACTTGCGTGTTACAAGTGCTGTGTTTCCGTACTCAGCAAGAGATACTGAAACGGTTGTTACATCTGATAGTGAAACTGCATCTGGGTCAGTTGTTTCAGATGATAGGGCTGATGTTACAGGGGTCAAATCGTTGTAAATTGAGAATACAACTGATGAGCCTGGCATAGCCTGTTGTGCTGGGCGCTTGTCTGCTACTGAGCGGATAAGCGGCTGTGAACGCAATGCGAACTCAACATAACGGTCATACGCGGTTTTGATTAAACCAGCAAGAGCATCTGTTGATGTATATGCGTTAGCCATAGTTCACCTCCTGGTGATTGGTAGTTTGTTGTTTAAATTGCTTGAATACCAAGAATGGCGTTAAGTTCATCGGCTGACTTGGCATTGAGAATCTTTGCCATAGCATCCTCATCAGGCACTGGCGCTGTACCAGAGTTAACAACATTGTTGATACGCTGGTTCGCTGATAAATCAGGCGCTGGTTGTGCTGGTGTTTCTGCTGTTTGTTCTGTCTTTACCGCACCGAATACATCACCGTACTCATTGAGCCAATTAGTGATTGCATCCTCTGTCGGTTCAATGTCCTGCGGAATAAATGCAGCGACTTTTGAATTGATGCCTTTTGTACTTAGTACATCCTTGATTGTGCGAGAACGAGTGGATGATTTCAATGTGTTGTTCTCCGCTTCTAAAGCCTTTAAACGCTTTTCAAGCGCTCGGTTAGCCTTACGGATTTCACTCATTGCGCCGTTGTCTTGCTCAGGCATAGTGAAGTCATCTTCTTCGTCATCGTAGTAATTGGTAGCCATCTACCTATCTCCCTTTTCTGTTTGTTGTATTCGCAATCCACAACACAATTCGGGGAAATTATGTTGGCTATTGCTCCCAGACTTATACGCCTGACGGGGCTGGTTGGTCCGTCTAGGGATTCTTTTATATTGCGCCTACGGTTGATTCACGAGTAATGCCTGAACCAGCGCCACCAAAGCGTGCTGCTTCGCGTGCTGCTCGGCGTTGTGATTCAAGACCCGCTGCTTGGTTACCAACAACTGCTGCTTGAATTGCAGTGTCGCTGTTGTAAGCCTGACCTTCAATAGATGCAAGGCGTGCTTGGGTTTGAGCAAGAATTGCTGCTTGTCCAAACTCTTTCTTAAGGGTCTGTATATCTTCTGAACCAATTTGGCTTACATAGTTCTCTGCTTGTTGTGAACCAATATCTTTGATTCCATACTCAGAGAAGCCTGCAGATAATGCAGCAGCGCCAATTTCAGCAGCGCGTACTTGCTTGCGTACTACATCCATACCTAACTTAGGGTCAAGTAGATATGCAATAGCAGTTGACTTATCAACGCCGTGGTAAAGACTAAGAGCATTTAATACATCAGGCTGCGCTTCCACACGAACTGCTGCATCATTAACGCGTTCTTCAAATTCACGGGCATTAATTTGATTAGCAATGTAATTACCTAAGGCAGAGCGTGAACCAAATACTTTGGTATCTACACCATAGGCATTAAGGATTTCTGTATAGCCACGCTCTAGGTTAATGTAATCACCTTCTGATATAGCCATGTTCTTATCAGATAATGCTTTCATACCAGGAAAACGCCTTGCGTATGATTCAGATGTACGAACTAAAGTTTTAATTTCAGCAGGTTGACGATTCTCTTTAATCCAAGTATCCATTTGAGTAGCAAGGTCGCCAAGACCAACAGATTGAAGCACACTCTTAAATTCATCAAGTGCGCTAGTAACTGCTAACTGGCTAGTAGTTAAACCACCAAGACCAGTAGTAACTGTATTGCCAGTGCCTGTACCAGTATTGCTTCCTGTAGGACCAGTTAAAGAACCTGGTAAAACATCCTTTGTACCATCTGAATAAGTAACATTATATGAACCATCAGGATTCATAGTTCTTGAAACAATAGTTTTACCATTTGTGTTTGGTGTAGTTGGAGTAAATACATTTTTAACTTTACCCGTATTTGGGTCAATAATTGGCTCACCAGTTGTTTTATCATATTGAACACCAATAGGATAAACAACTTTATATTCTCCTTGACCGCCAACACCAGTACGCACCCATTGTAAAGTTGCCCCTGCTGCTGCTTGTGCTGGAGTTAAATCATTATGAGGTTGGTCTTTATACCATTGAGTAACACGCTGGTTATAGGCAGTATTAGTTTCTCCGCTTGCGCGAACTGGTTTATCTGCAAGATAAGCATTTTGTTCAGCAACACTTACGCGACCATCTGCATCAGGTGCGCCTTGTGCTTCATTAGGATTTGCTAAAATAGCCATTGATTACCCCGTAATTCCGAACATGGACATTAAGTCGTTTGCTACACCCATATAAGTCTGTCGTGCGTTGGCAGTCTTTTGCCACAATGGATTCTGCTTTACCTGACGGATGAAGTCATCTTGTGTGCGAGCATTGCCAGTGTTGCTATCAATTACGCCACCCATCAAGTCTTTCCAAGAAATAGCATCTTGTGCTACTTCAAGTAAGTTAGCCATCTGAGTGCGATAGTTATATGTGGCTGTATAAAGATTTCCACCATCTGCAATCGCTTTAGCAAATGGCTTGTATGTATCCATAGCCATCTGTTTCATTTGATTGTTCCAGTAGTTATAGTCACGACCGCTTGTAGGGTCTGCTAAATCTGTTTGAATAGATTGCTTTAGAACTGGGTCTAAAGTAATACCGTATAGGTTAGAGTTCTTAGTAATAGCATCTAAATGATTCTGAATTAAACCGCCACTGGTAAAGTGAAAGTCTGCATTAGTTGCTACATAATGTTGAATCTGCGCATCTGACCAATTATTAGCAATAGCCTTTTCAACTAAGCCTGATAAGATTTTAGAGTTATCAATTAACTTACCTGTTGCTGGGTCAACATTGTTAACTGCAATACCCAAGTCTGCAAGATTCTTTTCAATCGCTGCTTGCTTTTGAATACGGGCTTCTTTTAGCGTTCCCGCTTGGCGTGGGTCATGGCTAGTTATGAAATAAGCACGAAGGCTAGGTAGTTGGTCTGACCACCACTTAACATTATTAAGCGCTTCAAGAAATGTTGTTTCTGTCCAGCCTGAATTAGGTGCAGAAGCCTGTTTAAAGATTGCATCAATCTGAGCCTGAGCAGTTGGGTCGCCAACATTCTTAAATGTTTCACGAAGATAATTAATCCAAGTTGTCTTGGTATCTGCAGCCGTAGGAGCAGGAGTTTTATTTCCGCCCTTATTGCTACCTTTAGTATCGGTAGTCTTTTCAGGAGCAAGAGGGGTCATTACTTTACCATCGGTAGTTGTACCGATTTGCTTACCCATTGGGTCAAAGACTTGGTTGCCCTTTACCTTAGCCCCTGGTGGAACTGCAGTTGTTTTTACTTTAGGTTCTTTGCCAACAGGAGGAACATAAGTAGATAACTTTTTCTTTAAATTATCTTGTTCATCTTGCAATGGTTTAATGTCCGTACCGACAGGTGCGCTATCAATTTCTCTTTGCAAGTCATCAATTTGACTTTGAATACTAGCATCTTTTTTCTTTGTGCTAGCAGCCTTTGTAACATCACCTGCTGCTTTAATAACATTGTTTAAACTTTGAACAATATCAACATATTGGTTATATTCATCAGAACCAATTTTAAATAATCCCATTGCCTGCTTGTAATTTTTCAGGTCAATTTTTGCTTGTTCTAATTCTTTAGCAGTAGGATTCTTAGGGTTAGCAGGAAGTTTCGGTTTTGGAACTGTTGCCATTACTGTCTAGCCCTCGCAATCTGCTTTTGTAAATCGGTATAAATAGCATCTAGCCATCTGTCTTGGCTACGAGCCTGATACTCAGGTTGAGCCATTACATAATCTTGAACTGCTTGTAAGCGACCTGATTGACCTGTATATGGGTCTTGGTTAAGCGCTAAGTTCAAAGCCTTTGCGTACTCTGAACCTTGCGCATTGCGACCAAGTAGTTGCTGAAATACATTCTGTACTACAGCATCAGCATCTTTCTGTGTGAACTTAGGTACAGAACTTGAAGAAGAACCGCCTAGCGCAGCAGCAGCGGCTACAGCAGCAGCAAGGTCAAATTTAGGTGAGCCTGCTGCACCTACAGATGTACCTGTAGTTTTCTTATTATCTTTTGTACCACTCATTTATCACACCACCACTGGGTCATTTGGAAAGTATCGGTTAAGGAACTGGCTGAACTCAGGGCTTTCTAGGCTTAACTGAGTGCGTAGTTTTTCAAACACAAACGCAATGTCGCCATTGCTATTTGCATCAAGACTTGATGAACCACCCGCGCGCTTGCGGTCTAGTAACATCTGACCAATTTGGTCACGAGCCTGCATGTATAAAGCAACTGACTTAATCACTGGGCGATTACCGTTTTGCTTCATCCACTTCTCATCATTGAGCGCTTGCTTTAAAATATCCGCACGGCGCATGTACTTGCCTCTATCAGGTGAGATATAGGCTGCATACCAATCAGCGTTGGTATCACGCATCTGTTGTACCCAAATTTGTTTTGCTTTGTTAAGCAAAGCCATCTGTGGGTCTTTATCAGACACAATGCCATTCTGAGTTTTATAGACTTCAATTTGGTCCATAAGGTCGCCATACATTGTCCAGCCTTGCTTGATGTTTGCATCGCGTACTAACTCACCAGGCGCACGATTCTGACGGTAAGTATTCTTTGAGCCAGGATATGCACCGTGGCTGTATTGCCATTGGTAAGCAGCCTGACTAAATGTGTACTGATTATCGCCATCGTTTGCAAGGAAGCCCATAAGTTCTGGGTCGCCCTTACCTTCTGCGTATGCCATCAAGTTAGAGAACTTGCGTAGGTTTGCAACAGTTCCGAGGCTTGGCTCAAGTCCACCAATGTTCTTTGAAAGACTTACAGTTGCACCAAAGAAGTCTGGGTAAACTTCTAAGAAGCGAGCATCTGCTTCACCACGAATCCACTTGCCTGTTGTTGGGTCAAGGCGGTCTGGGTACTGCTCTTGGAACTTGCGGTATTGCTGTGCATAGAAGTCTGCCTCAGGTGAGATAGCCACTGGCATAGTTACCGAAGTAAGAGCGCGAAGCAAGAAGAACTTGTTTGTCTTGTCCTGAATTTCCTCAGCAGTAGGTGCTGTAGTTCTTTGACCTGTGTTGAAGTTATAGGTTTCATAACGCAACATTTGGTCATAAGTACGCACATACAGAGCATCCTGTGTCCACATAGAACGCAAGCGGCGAAGCACGCTAGGTGCAAACAAGTCAAGTCCTGACTGTGGTTGACCCGCTGGGAAGAATGGTTTAAACGCAGATTCTAACTCTGGGCGATTCTTTAGAATCATATAAGCAGGTAGCACCGCAAATGGACCGAAGCCTGGGTTACCTGGCTGACCCTGAGTAATCACATCAAGTGAGTTCAGAGGAATCTGAATTTGTTTAAACGCATTATTAGCAACTTCACGGAAGCCTGCAGGTAATGAGTTAATGAAAGCCTGAGGTACTTGAACTACTAGGTTAGCGTTTGCTCCACCCTGTAACTGGCTAGCATCAGTAATGCGGTTACCATTGTTATCCACAACCTGCTGACCATTAACAATTTGAGCGATTGAACGAGAAGCACGAGTGATAATGCTTGGGTCATCTGCTGCAAATCCAGCCCAACGCTTTGCTGTATTTTCATACGCTGCGTAGAACGGGAACATGATTCGCATGATTGTGCTAGATGATGCACCACTGCGGCGTACGATTGTAAACAATGTACGCTCAACTTCTTGGCGTGATGCTTCACGAGCGCCACGAACAATGTTGTTAAGTTCATCTGCAGTTAAACGCTCTGTGCCTTTAGCCGCTGCAAAGTTAGCAATGCTTAACTTTAAGTGGCGGTCATAGACTGCTGATGCCAATGGGTGACGAGCAAATACATCTTCTGGAAGTGAACCTAAGAAGCGCATTACTCGGCGGTTAACCGTATCAATGATGCGTTCTTGGTCGCGGTATTCTTTAGAAGTTGTAACAAGCAAACCATTTAGGTCAGGCAAATCTGCTTTCTTACCAAAGCGATTGCGTAGGAAGTTCTGTACTTCGCCACCTGATAATGGCTTGCCATCTTCCTTAGCAGCACTAAGCATAAGCGCTGTTTCAGCATCAGGAATGTATAACTTAACTGAACCACGAACTGTATTAATCTTCTCAAGTAGGTGTTCGTCTAAGTCGCCACCCTTTAACTTGGTGAAACTAATACCGTTACCAACTTGGGTATAAGTATCGTTTGCATAGTGCATACCCTCTTTGGTCTTAAACCAATTAAGGATTTGATTATCATTTGCACCATCAAGAATCTGACGAACCACTGGGTCCATCACGCCTGTTTCAGGGTCACGGAAGTGCATGTTAAGAATGTTTGCCCAGCCCTCAAAGTAGCGTGGGTCTGATGACTTAACAAGGCGTACTGAGCGTGAACCCATACCTGTTAAGAAAGCCATCTCCTGTGAACCAACCATTGCGTTCCAAGTAGGTTCTGCTGAGGTGCGACCTAAGAACCATGAAGCACCTTCAAAAGCCTTAGGTAATTCATAAGCATGACCATTAACATCAATAGTCTGAGTACCAAAACCTAAACGATGCTTAACTGAATTTGTTTCAGCACGAGTTACAGTAGCGTTTAAACGCGTAGCCATATCATCAAAGTGTGCATAACTTGCAGCAAGGCGTTGCTTCATAGTGGTAGCAAAATCATCAATGCCATTGTTAAGCATTGCGTTAATGCTGTCCTCTGTGTAGTAAGGACTTACTGGGCGGTCCTTGTAACCTACGCGGCGTACACGCTCTGCAGCGCGATTGAGCATACGGTTCTCTGCACGAGATACATCTTTGGTTGCAACCTCTACTGGCTCAACTTCCTTATATTCCATAAGGTTACGGACAATATCTTCAATGTGCTTCTTCTGACCATTAGCACCTAGATACTCAGGTAGCGCAACATGGCTTACACCATTTGCTTTCTTAGCATCGCGTACTTTAATTCTGCCATATCCATTATCACGCAT